GGCCCTTTTGTCCCTTATCACCTTGACTTCCTGTTGGTCCAGTACTTCCTGTTGGGCCAGTACCACCTGTCTGTCCCTTCTGACCTTTAGAGCCATCGCTTCCGTCATTACCATTTGGGCCAGTTGGACCTGTTGGACCTGTTGAGCCAGTGTTTCCAGTCTGACCTTTTTGTCCTTTATCGCCTTGAGAACCTGTACTTCCTGTAGGGCCTGTAGAGCCTTGTGGTCCAGTAGCTCCTGTCTGACCCTTCTGTCCCTTACTTCCGTTGCTTCCTGCGCTTCCTGTTTCTCCCTTCTGGCCTTTTGAACCTTGTGGTCCTTGTATAGAACCACCACTTACAAAACTAGAACCATCAAATATATGCAGACTATCGTCTTGCTGTACTATATAGGCGTCTCCTTTTGTATTGCCAGAAGAAGGTAAATCACTTGTAGTGGCGACTTGCCCTTCCATAGTAATACCAGTTCCAGTACTTCCTGTAGGACCTGTAGGTCCAGTATTACCTGTGACACCCTTCTGGCCCTTCTCACCTTTACTTCCATCATTACCATCCGAACCACTTGGACCAGTCGGCCCAGTAGGTCCAGTACCACCAGTTGAGCCTGTAGTACCCTTCTGTCCCTTGTCTCCTGCTGCTCCAGTTGGACCAGTATTTCCTGTTGGTCCAGTATTACCTGTATTACCTGTTTGACCCTTTTGTCCTTTAGACCCATCGCTTCCATTACTACCTGCAGGGCCAGTACTACCAGTTGGTCCAGTATTTCCTGTCTGGCCTTTCTGACCTTTGTCTCCTGCTGAACCTGTACTACCAGTCGGACCAGTACTACCTACTTCACCCTTTTGACCTTTGTCTCCACCACTACCTTGTGGACCAGTATTACCTGTTGTACCCTTTTGACCTTTACTTCCTGCTGAGCCAGTCGGTCCAGTCGGTCCATCATTACCTGTCGCACCGATCTCTCCTTTCTGACCCTTAGAACCAGTAGCTCCTACTTCGCCTTTTTGACCTTTACTACCATCGTTTCCATCGTTTCCATTACTACCTGCAGGACCAGTATTTCCAGTTTGACCTTTTTGTCCCTTGTCTCCAGTAGCACCACCACTACCTGTTGGACCAGTAGAACCAGTAGGACCTGCAGGGCCAGTACTTCCTACTTCTCCTTTCTGACCTTTGCTTCCATCATTACCATCATTTCCATCGCTACCTGCAGGACCAGTAGAGCCTGTATTACCTGTAGCACCTGTTTGTCCTTTCTGACCTTTGTCGCCAGTAGAACCTTGTGGTCCTGTTCCACCAGTAGGTCCAGTAGAACCTGCTACACCTTTCTGTCCTTTATCTCCTGTTGGTCCACTAGGACCTGTTGGACCTGTATCTCCTTGTGGTCCTTGTGAGCCTGTAGAGCCTGTTGTTCCTTTTTGCCCTTTATCTCCACTCGGTCCTGTACTTCCTTGTGGTCCTGTTGGACCTGTACTACCTGTACTTCCAGTCTGTCCCTTCTGTCCTTTATCTCCACTAGCACCTGTAGGTCCGTCTGGTCCAGTAGGTCCAGTACTACCTTGTGGCCCTGTAGACCCAGTTGTACCTTTTTGTCCTTTGTCTCCGTCTGAACCACTAGGCCCACTTGGTCCAGTTGAGCCTTGAGAACCAGTGCTTCCTGTTTCTCCTTTCTGTCCTTTATCACCACTACTTCCTGTTGGCCCTGCGTTGCCTTGCGCTCCGTCTTCACCTTTCTGTCCTTTCTGTCCAACATTACCTTGAGGTCCTGTAGGCCCACCTGCTCCTGTCGGTCCACTAGGTCCAGTGTTTCCTATCTCACCTTTCTGTCCTTTGTCTCCGTCAGTGCCGTCAGAACCATTACTTCCGTTTGTACCTGCTTCTCCTTTCTGGCCCTTATCTCCTGCAGTACCACCACTTCCTTGCGCTCCTTGTGGCCCTGTAGGCCCTGTAGAACCATCTTGTCCTGCTTCACCTTTCTGTCCCTTTGAGCCATCGCTACCATTACTACCATCGTTTCCTGCAGGTCCTTGACTTCCTGTTGCACCAGTCTGTCCTTTCTCACCTTTCTGTCCAGTTATAGATTGGCCAGTTTCTCCCTTCTGTCCCTTACTTCCGTCTGACCCATCATTACCTGCAGGTCCAGTAGGTCCAGTAGAACCAGTTGGACCACTAGGGCCTGTAGAGCCTGTAGGACCTGTTGAACCAGTATTCCCTGTTTGACCCTTCTGGCCTTTACTTCCGTCTGACCCTGCTGCTCCTGTATCTCCTGTAGTACCTTTTTGACCCTTAGCTCCAGTGTCTCCAATATCACCAGTTCTAGCAAAGGTCACAATAAGTTCTTCGCCATTGGAGAAAGATGTTGCTCCAGATAAATGTGATACTGGAACTTTGAAATATCCTGTTGCTTCTGTTATTGACCCACCAATTTGGAACAGCGCAAAGTCCGTGGCGTCTGTTTTGTTTGATATTCTGACATGGCCTTTGATGGTAGATGTTGAGTCATCTATAGTTCTTAGGTATGCCTGTATGTCTGTTGAGCTTTGGTCTTCATCATCTATAAATAATTGACTGGCGCTTGATAAATTTGCGTTATTGAATTTGAGAAGACCTGCTGTTGGGTCGCTGTCTGTTGTATTAGTAGAGAAATTATAATTAACTGTCTGGCCACCAAAGTTTCCTTCTACACCTTTAAGACCTTTCTGACCTTTCTCTCCCTTCTGTCCTTTGCTTCCTTGGCTTCCTGTACTACCTGTAGAACCGACTTCACCCTTTTGGCCCTTGTCACCTGTATTACCAGTGACACCTACTTCTCCTTTTTGTCCTTTGCTTCCTTCTGCTCCAGTGTTTCCTGTAGCTCCTGTCTGACCTTTCTGACCTTTATCTCCTGTCGCTCCAGTATCTCCAGTAGTTCCCTTTTGACCCTTATCGCCAGTAGCACCAGTTGGTCCAGTCGGTCCAGTGTTTCCTGTATTTCCTGTTGTTCCTTTCTGTCCTTTTTCACCCTTGTCTCCTTGTGAACCTGTCGGACCTGTACTACCTGTAGAACCTGTTGAACCAGTAGGACCACTTGGCCCTGTCACACCTATCTCACCTTTTTGGCCTTTATCTCCTGTTGAACCTGTTGGTCCTGCAACAGAACTTGCAGCTCCGACAGCTCCTTTCTAACCCTTCTGACCTGCTCCACCAGTAGCACCCTGCGTTGCTACAGTAATAACAGATATATCATTTGGGCCAGTTATGGTTATGCTTTTGACAAGATCGCTCATTATCTACTCACACTTCCTCGTACAGAAAATGTACCTTCTAAAATTCTATCTATCTTGGCATTAGAGTCTGTAAGTTTTATGTCATAGACTCCATCGCCTACAGTCATACTTGCTGTATCACTTGCTGATATTTCTAGGATTATTGTTCCTGCAGCTCCACCCATAGTCACTCTGCTGTTAGCAACAGTGAGGGTAAGAACTTCTGAACTATCATCTTGATTTCTTCTCAAGTCCATTTCGGCTGAGAATCCTGTTAGGTTTATGAGTGAATCTGCAGAGTCTTTAAGCGTAAGAGTATGCTTAAATGTAGCACCCTGCTCAATGATAAAATGAAAAAAACCTGCACTCATATAATATTCCTAGTCTATATATGACTGCTGTCATAAACATTAGCTTCTGCTTTAATTACTATACCACCCTTTTAGATGGCTATGTAGCTATGAGAGTCTTTTAGCTTTTCTTCTTTGTAGATTTCTTAGCTGTAGATTTTTTCTTTGTAGACTTTTTCTTCTCTGGAGCTTTACCACCTTCCCATGCTTCATTCACTTCTGGCGTATCTGGGTCATCGCCTTTCAATGTCCCATCCTCATTTCTTGCTCTTTTGATTTCAGCTTCTACTTCTACTGATTCGTCAGCAGAATCTACTTTGACTTCCATGGCCCATCCATTCTGAACAAACTGCTCCATGTTAGAGTTCATGACATCGTTGTCAGCTTCTACTATAGAATCAGCTTTCATCAACTGGACATCCATCCCATGCTCATCAATAGCGCATGGCTTGGGTACTAAAATTTTGTATTTCTTATTTGCCATATTAATTCCTTAATAAAATGAGGTGGCCCTAAGACCACCTCGTAAGTTCAATTACGAACTAGAGCTACTGTCAGCTCCACCTGCATGTCTAGGTGCGCCTTTGAGAATCATAGCTCCATAAGGTGTCCCATTAGAATGAGTACCTGTATGGTCTGCTACTACTCTTAAATAACGCTTACCACCGACATAACCGATAGCTGCGATAGCAGGAGCTTCTGCATTGTCATCAAAGGTTGCAAAGATTCCATTAGAATCTACGCTTCCATCGGTGACATCAGAAGACGAAGTCACTGCTGAGAATGAGCTGTTATCATCAGAATGTTCCAATTTGAAATCAATCTTAACAGACGAACTCAGTGTATCTCCTTCTGCTCCAACATCAACTATAGCCATAGCACCTTCAAAGAACTGAAGGTCTACTCCAGTACCATTTGCGTCAGCAGTTCTGACTAAAGGAGCTAAGGATTGAGCAGCTAATAAATTATTTGCTAAGTCTTTCATATCTATATACTCCTATAAATTATGTTGATATTTTAAGTTTTGTTAATGCTTCTGGAAGAACAACTTGTCCACCAACTCTTCTTCTTGCAACATATCTTACATTACCAGAAGTAGCTTGTGTGAATGGGTCTCTCAGAACAGCTAACGCTACTCTGTCCACTATCATGTACGCTCTTGAGAAATCACCAAAGGCGACTGGGAACGCATTACCTGCGACATTAGGCATATCACTAGCTTCCACATAGTTATAACCTAAGATGGTGCTTGTAGCTCCACCTTGAAGATTCATCCCTGCTTGGAATACATATTGACCTGCAGTGTCTTTCAGTTTTCTGATAGCTGCTAATGTATTTCTGTTGAATACAAAAACACCATTCCTTCCGTACTCACTCTTAATGTTATGAACTAAAGAGATTAATGAATCAGCTAAGATCGCTGACGCACTTCCACTATTTACTTCACTCACACTTGAGTTAGTCATAAATCCTTCTGGCTTACCAACAGCATTACCAGAAACAAACGCTGCGCCTTCTGCTTTCGCAAACTGCTCAGAGAACTCAGATTGCATTTCTGCTTCTAAGTCAAATACTGTATCTTCTAAGTCTTGCTCAGAAATATCTACAAGAGCGTAATGCTCATGCGCAGGTATCTCTTCAAGGCCTACTTGATAACCAGTAGTCTCGCTTCTAGTACCACTCTCAGCCACCCATTCGGCTGCGAATTGTCCAGTTCTTTTTGGAATCTGGATACTTCTTTGTCCTGTACTTCTGACTTTAGCAATAGAACGGATAGGTGAGATTTCAGTCACATCCTTAATCAATTCTCTTACATACTCTGGTGGTGCTAAATATCCACCTGTTGAGTCATTAGATACAGTTAATGCTTTTTTCTCGTCTGGAGTAAGAGCTTCTGCGCCCTTTCTGCAGTACAAATCAAAAGCCTTAGTTAGCTCATCAACTTGCTTAGATTCAAAACCAGAGTTTGGTCTGCTTAATACAGTTTCTAGTTTCTCTACTTGCTCCTTAATGGCATTTTGGCTTTGCTCTGCTTTAGTTAATTGTTGATTAACTTCTTCAAGAGAATCTAACTTAGATTCAATCTTCGCCATCTTCTCGTCAAGAATAGCAGTGCTTTCACCTTTCTCTAGCTTTTCAAGTCTTTCGTCATTGACCTTCTTAAATTCGTTGAAGGTTGAACCCATTTCTTGAATAGCGTTTTTTACATCTTCCGACATAATTATCTCCTATTAAGATTTTAAGGTTAAAGTTAAGTTTTTTATGGCGTCTACCAGTTCAGCCGTAGAGTCAGCGTCTCGCTGACCAAAAGACTTGTGTACTGCTGCTGCAGCCACTTTTGCTTCTGAACGAGATAATGCGAAAGCGTCTCGCAGTCCATTCTCCCACTCCCTAACAGAAATATCCTCACCCTTGACACTCCTAATCTTCGCTTTCGGATTCATAGGGAAGGTCACAAGTGATACTTCCATAAGTTCTACTTCTTTGATAATACGCCTTCTTGAGCGCTTATCGTATGAAACTTCGTCTGGATTTACACGGAAGCCTATGCTTAGGCCATCCAATGCTCCCATCTTCATCAACTCATACGCTTCTTTTCCTGCTTGTGTTTGCAAGGCAAGGCGTCCTTTTACATAAAGACCATGGCCGTCTTCTTTGATTTCATCAAATACACCGATAGGCATTTCTGATTTATGTTGATAAAGGAGCTTTACATCCTTTGGCTTTTTACGCTTTAGTGATTTTGCAAAAGCGCCAGATTGAATTACATCGTTTCCTAAATCTTTGTTGCCAAAGACAGAACCATATCCTTCAAACTTTCCATATTGTTTGTCTTCATCTTCGTCATCATGATAGGCCTTGATTTCGGCCTTGACTTCTTGGTGTTCGTCATCTTGTCGGACATCCATTCCGACCTTGTCTATATATTCTTCGTGAGTCTTACATGGCATAAAGACTTCTTGTCCGTCCTCATCATGTGAGTGTGTTCCCACACATCCTATCTCCTCAGCTCTATCGGCTGCTTCTTTCTCAGTAGAGAATACATCCCTTCTGAGTTCTGCTTTTGAGTCATTAGAATCTTCTATTTGTTCAATATACCCACTGGTACTGACACTGCTTTCTAAATTACTTGCCATGTGTCATCTCCTAATAAAATGCTCTTATCATCATACCACTAATATTTCAAGCTGCATAATCCTATATATAGTACTCCAAGTCTGTAAGTCGCACAATATATAGTCATCAATCCTCTTCCATATCTCTGGCGTCCAAATAAATTATATTACATCTACAATTTATAACATTCTTTGGTCCACCTGCAGGGTCTCCTGCATACTTCATTCTTACACCACCTACCTCAAACTTCTCACTCATGTCTATGCTTGGCTTAGAGTTCATTTCAAAATGTGTAGGTCTAGTCCTTTCATCATTGGTAGCCACCCATTTCTTTTTCATTTCAATACCAGTGTCGGCTTGTACTGTTTCGTAATACTGGTCATGAGCAAAACTTGCAGCGCTATGTGTCTCTGTTCTTGCTATGGTTGCAGCTCTTGATAAGGTCAAAGCACCAACAGTATTTACAAGACGCCTAGAAATCACCTGCAGCGATTCTCCATCTAACTGACCTTCTTCTATTATTCTCTTAATCTTTTCGCTTAGACGAGCGCTAAGGCCGTCTAAGAAGTCAATTCTACCTTGAAAGTATCTCGCAACTATGAGGTCAATATCTTGATTCCTACCGAAGACAAGAGCTTCTTGTTTGACATTGATATATCTTTGTTCGTTGCCTTCATAGATTACAGCAAAGACTCTTTTAATATGTTGCTGCATTGTAGGCAATAATGCTTCTCTGAGGGCCAGAGACGCTGCTACTGGCTCGTAAACACCAAACTCTCTATACATATAGGCTTGACCATTTAACCACTTAGAAAAGATGGCACGAAGCTCTTTATAGTTTCTGCGTTCTAATCTATTTCTTGTGACTCTAGCCTTTAACGCTTCTCGGTTTATGCTTACTCTTCCGAGTCTTATACTGTTAAATTCTTTTCTCTGGCGTCTCATGTTTTGCTAGACAGTGGATGGCCCTTTGGAAATAAATCGGTGTCATGCTTACCACTTCTGAATCTTCCTGTTCTCAAAGCTCTAAGGTAGCTGTTCACTCTGGCCAAGGCCCACTGGTCTGGCCCTGTCACATTTGGTCTGACAGATTGAGGATTAGTTCTGTATGCACCAACACCTCTTCGGAAGACAGCTTCCAAAGTTCTTATGTTTGTTCTCTTGGTCTTACTGTCTCCATACTTTTCATTATGATCTTTAACTTTCTTTTCTAATGCTTTACGCATTGGCCCAGAAATGCTTGGTGCTTTCTCTTCTAAGTCTTTGGTATCTATATGTTCTTCTAAGGCATACAACTTATCTTCTTCAATCTCAATTTGCTTTCTTACTTTCTTGGCCCATGTGAAACCTGCGTCTCCACCCCATAAGGCCCATGCTATTCTTCCTGCGCTTGGATAACCCTCTTGGCCTTGTCTAAAACCTTGACCCTGTTTATCCACTTCATGCCTAGAGAAAAAACTAAACATTCTCTTTACAGTAGATATAGATAGTTTCTCTCTACTCACTAATTGGTTTGCTCTAGCAACACCAACAGAAGTCCCACCTCGGTTGAACTCCTTTCTCCAATCAAGACCTCTCTGCGCTTCCTCAGCCATAGAAGCAGTAGGCTTAGTATCAATATCCGATAGAGCTTTCTCTTCGGCTAGATAATATTCATCTACTTCCTTATCGTCTACATCTTCCTCATCTTCTGGCATGTAGTCTTCAAGGTCTTGTTCTTGGACTGGATTCTCTGGCTCTGGGACGGACTCGTCTCCAAGAGGGAATAGGGTAGCAGGTACTAATAAATCGTCAGCACCTTTCTTTGGCTCTAAGCCTATAGCAGCTCTTGCTTCATTTCTTGACATAATTCCCTGCGCTACTGCAGAGGTCACATTCTCATATATTCTTTTTCTTCTTTCTGAAAGAGCAGGTATTGCGTCTATGTCAAACTCAAGCTCAAGTCTGTCATCAAACATAGGTACAAGCCACTCATTAAAGTCAGAAGCGATTTTTTTGAGGAAGGGTATGATAGTCTCTTCATATAATGCAAGACGAGCTTCTGCGACATTTGCGTAGGTCTGAGCGTCTGGTACTCCAACTAACTGGGACGGAACTCCAAAGCAGAGAGCAATATCACTTGCACTCATGTGTTTTAAATTGAGGAAATCCATGTCCTTTGGAGACAGTCCCATTTCTTTCCAATCAAAATCACCTTCTAATAGTAAAGGTCTACCTGCATTATTTGACCCACTGAATCTATTGTTTATGTCTGTTAGTAGCTGTTGTCTTTGTGAGTCAGATAAGTTTATTGAAAAGCCTTGCTCGTCTCTAGGTTTGAATATGACAGCACCACTTGGCCTTGCACCATTACCTAATAGATTTACATTATGGGTACTGGCCATATTGAATTGGTCCACCTCAACTGCTGCTGCAGCAAGAGGACTACATCCATAGTAATCATCTAATGGAGACCAGAGCTTGATATGCTTAAGTTCAGAGAATCCGTTTTCTTGGTCTACATCATAACTTGCTTCTAGTCTTCCACCAACAGTGTAATCATATCTACTTGGTATTGGCCTACCACTTCCTTTGATAGTAATTCTGTCTGGTCTTAAAAGATGTAGCTCTCTAGGCGTACCCATTGACCCACCTGCTTTTAGCACATAGGCGTTGCCAGATAATAAGAGATAGCCAAAGAGACTGCTCATGAACTCGTAGTAGCTTTCTAAGGGATTAGGCCTGTCTAGCAGGTCCATCAAAGGATGATTCTCAAGAGGAGTGTCACCTGCTTTGATTTTATACGGAACAGCAGCAGCACCCTTGGCTATTTCATTTACACATTTATATACTATTGGATTTTGTAGATAACCTTCTTTGGCTAGGTCTGTATACTTGTAGTCTTTGCCAGTACTATTGACACCGAAGTAGCCTAACATATTAGTGCTACCCATTTGCTTTTCTTCTTGATTCAATCCGAAGAGTCGCTGAAAAAATGTTCTTTCTTTTGCCATTATGTAATTCTCCAGTTTACATTACCACGAGACTTGCTTAATTCAAACAAGCTCCAAACCAAAGCGTCCAGTCTATCTGGACTTGCTTCTTTTGATAGGCCAGTGTAAGTACACATTTGAGCTTCTAGTTCCTCGTAGAATCCAATATGGTGACACCTACCCTGCTCGTACAAAGCAGCTATCGGTTCGGCCCGTAAAATCTTTCCTCGTGTAGCTCTGACTGCTCTGTACGGAACTGTATCATCTATAGTCCTCAACAGTCTTTCTACAAGGTCACCACCATTGTTCACCTCTGCGACAATCCTATCTGCTTCCCATTCATAGAAAGCTCTTACAGCTATTCTACACCATTTATCTGGACTATGTCTTCCACTAAGGTCTTCTAATATATAGAAGTGGCCTTGACTATCTTTACCTGCGACCACAATACCAGTCTCGTCAGCCTTCTCTCCACTGGTCACAGCAGGGTCAATGCCTACTACAATTTGTTGCAGCTCTATATCCGTACCCTCTGGTAATCTTTGAGACTCAATCATATTGACATTCCACAATGCGCCTTCAACATCTTCTAGCACTTCTGCATATAGTTCTTGTCGGCCAATGGATGTACCTTCATATCTTTCTAACATCATGGCCAAAGCTGACTCAGCCAAGTTATCTTCATTCTCAAAAGTATTACCTTTTGTTATGGCCACATCTTTTCTTGCTATAAGGTCCTTGATTAGTTTGATAGGTTTAGGCGTTGTTGTAATTACACACTGAGGTCTTTCTCCTAATCTTAGGCCAAACATAATCTGGTCAAAGACTTCTTGTGGGTCTTGCCATGCACATAACTCATCGGCCCAGACTCTATGATATTGTGGTCCTCTCAGTCTGTCTGGTTTGATAGCAGCAAAGCCAACGATCTTTGACCCATTGGCCAATCTTATTTCTTGTGTGGTTTGTGAATATCCATTAGTCCCATAAGTTTTGTCATAACAATCTTCTGGAATTATTGATAAGAGTCCAGAGTCTCCACCGAAACAAACTCTTCTTAGGTCTCCAAAAGTAGGTGCAACTACTGCGCATATAGTATTAGGATTCTTCAAAGCATAAAGAGCTATATCTTGCGCACCAGTTCTTGTCTTTCCCCAACCTCTACCTGCAAGGATGAGCCAGACAAAGTGGTCTGTCTTTGGCTGTAGCTGTTTCTCTCTTGCTGTCTTTAGCCAGTTAGTGTAGAGATTCCATGTCGCCAGTTCGCTTGGCGTCTGCAATCTCGTCCAAGAGTTCCATAGCTTCTTTGAAAGCTGTTGTGTCTTTGACATTTGCGTTTAGGTTCATATTGTCAGTAGCTTCACCAAGGGCCAGTTTTGCCACCCTCTGAACCTTGTATGTTGCTTCTGCAATAGTAGATAATAAATTTGGTGTGATACTCTTTCTGTCTTCGCTTTCTTTTATTAGATTGGCAATCTGTCTGAGTAAAGTTTTTGATATGTCTAATGTGTCCGAATCAAACTTGACACTGTCTTGAACCAAGATTTCTTTTCTCTTTTCATCAAGCTCTGATAGATATTCAGCTTGGAACTGGTCCTGTTGTATTTTCCAGTCTTCATTTCTTGCATGTCTATAGAGAGTAGATTGACCGACTGAGAATCTTTTTGCGAGTTCAGCGAGAGAGTACATTACCCTCTCACCCTGCTCGTTATCAAACCCTTGGACATATAGGTTTCTGATTTTCTCCTTTAGAGTCTTGTCTAATTTGGCCACTTTTTTATTCATTATTTCTCAAGTTTTCTCAATCATAATGGTTTGTAAACCAACTATCAAGAAATCTGAGAGGGAACATTGTAGTCCTTTGTGACTATTCCATACTCCTTATTACCTCTAAAGTGAGCCTTTACCCATGTCTTTTTACCATCCCTGTAGCGTCTTAAATGCTTTCTAACGCTATGTAATGCTTTACCCTCTGTCTTACCATCACCTTGCACATTTCCGTGGCTCTCAAACATTTTAATGTCCACCTCTATGTGAGCGAACTGAGGTTTGTTTCTGTACTCAGAAGTGCTATGTTTCCTCATAGGTATGTCAAACCATTGATTAGGTCTTCCCTTCTTCTCTGTAGGTTCAGCTATTTGTGGGTATTGAATGTAGCACATAAAGGCTAACCAGATTGAGAAGCAGCTTCCTCTAAATGTTTCTGCTGCAGGATGGTCCTGCTTTGTGACGCTAGACCAAAAGTTTGGTAGCAACTCATGAGTGTACTGACATCCCATATCATCCTCATTGTTCTTAAAGAAATATATTCTTGTTGTAGAAAGATCGGTCTGAAATGCTTTCTGCTCTTTGGACCATACATTGAGATTGAAGTCTATGACTGTATGGAAAGCATTATCTCTATGCTCTCCAGTCTCAGCTTCAAAGTTCTTTGCGTCATCCTCATTTGCTGCTTCTGTTAATACTTCTGTCGCCAGTAAATTAAATACAAAGTCTGGTGTCTCATATTGTAGAAATGTCTTTGGATATGGACAGTAGATTCTTATGTCTTCCAAACAGTCTTTAATTTCTTTCTGCGTCAATTCTTCTTCTGGCTTTACATTGAGATAGAACTTACCTGCTTGTGTAATATCCTTAGAAAGATTTTGCATAGCATTTTTCATGAGCGTTGGTGGTATTGTGAAATTGACTGCATTGTCTCTTTGATGTTGAGTCATTTCTGATACGCTCAAAAATCTACCAGTATCCTTGTCATAGTATTCTGCGTTTGGGTCTGGGTGCTTTGTATATTCTTTCATACCCATAGCAACATGTGGTGGAATAGTAAATGTTCTGGCCCATTCCTTTGAGAACTCATTACCGAAATTAGGATTATGAAAATCATGATGAGAGTCATAAGCAAAATTTCCTTGAGGTGTAAATGGTCCATCCTCTCCAGAGATAAATGGCTTCTCTTGAGCGTTGAACTTATCATCAAACTTCTTAGCGTCAATGAGCTGATAACCATGTATCAGTCTTTGAAGTACTACATTATTCATGATACTAAATTTGAGGGTATCCCTTTTGGATACTTGAGAGCAGTCGCAAACATTTCTTTATCATCGCCATTAAGATTATTAAGAATGTCAAATAGACTGTCATCCATATTAATTACTATGCCCTTAGTGGCCAGAGCTATCACTGCGTCTTTGACCATAGGTAATCCTTCCAATGGCTCTGCGTTCACCTCAAGCCATTTCTGATAGTCCTGTCTACACTCAGCACACTTAGGTATGACATCTTCATATCCGTGTTCTGGCGTGTAGCCATTTTCTTTCATAAGCTGCATGATTTTTTCGCAGCCTTTACAATTCAATTTATCTTTCATTTCATTTCTCCTATATTAAAGATATTCAAATTTTGCCTTTTTCTTTCTTCCATAATGCGACAATATTCATAATCAATATCATACATTACAGAATTAAGGCCAAGTTTTTCAGCAACGATACCTGTAGTACCACTACCTGCAAACACATCTATAATCAAATCACCTTCCTCTGCAGTCAGCATAATAATTTTATATACCAACTCCATAGGTATCTGACATGGATGTTCTGTCTTTTCCTCGGAAACATTTTTGACTTGGTTGATGTACCACCAGTCATAGATGTTAGCTCCATCTTTTCCGTCTGCTATTCTTTTCATTATTCTAATGTCATTGAGATTCTTATATGGCTGTTTTAGTTTGGACATATCTGGCTTACATCCCCACCAAGAAATCAATCTACTTTGCTTACCAGTATTGCTGTTGTATACCCAACAAACTACCTGCTCACATTTGGCCTTGATAGCTTTAGGAAGAATGTTAATAGTTTCTTCTGGATAATGAATGATGACGCAAGGTGTAGGAATGTGTGATAGCAATTCTATGTAATCATCATCGCTTATTTTGTCTTTATATTTATTGTAGGCATAGCCTTGATTATAAGGTGGGTCTGTAATTACCAGTCCTTCTGGTATTACACAATCTCTAAAATCTTTGTTTATAACTTCTATCATGTTCCCTTGATTCAACACGCTCCCAAACATCGCAAAATCTTTTAAGAAATAAATATTGCTTGGTGCTTTTGTAATTGCCAACGGCCAAAGAATCTGCAGCACATAAATGTTCAAGCTCGTTCTTTTCGTAGAACTCAAACAATATGTCGCACATATAATTAAACAAACTGAACTCACGATCTTTAAAATGTTTCATCGGTACAACTCGTCCTGTATCTCCATAGCTTGGTGATACGCTTCTTCATCTTGATAAATCTGTCCACCTCTGGATACATATTTACCTTCATACTCAGCAACAGCTAACTCCTCAGCTCTTGCTTTTTTATCTTCCCAGTATTGAGTAATAATATAATTACATCCTCTCTCTCTTGGGAACTTTTTGCCGTTGATGACCACTTGATAATGGTCTCCGTAAAAATCTTCTCCAATATATTTGCTAGTTATTTTCAATTTATTTTCTCCTTTCAATTTATTCACACTAGTTATTATACACACTATAGTTAAAATAACAACTACTAATTTACTTTATTTCTTTGTAGCACAAATCAATCATTTGTTTTATCAGCTCACCATTTTTGACACTGTAATATTTTCTTAGGGCCGTCAGCTTTTTATTAGTCTCTGGGTCAATCCTAAATTGAACAGTCTGGGTGTTCGGTTTCTTGTTTTCAAAATGTAGTTTCATAGTCTCTCCTAGTCTTTATAAATATCTTGGTAAGAAAAAGTCGGTTCACCTCGTTCTTCAAACACTCTCTTTGAAGCATTGTAATAAAACCTTGCTTCACCAATCTGACCATACAAACCCTGTTCTCTAATCTTGCGAGTAAGAACTTGTATAGAATCATCCTCAAACATCCTATGGATAGAAAGAATACAATCACTCTGATTATTCCAATGACTTGCGCCAGAAATATCATAGGCCGTGACTGGGTCAAACTCTCCTTTATTATTCTTTTGTTGCTTCGTTGGGTGTGCCACTATCCAAACCACTACATCATGCACACGAGCAAACCTTTTGCACTTTGATATAAAGTCTCGGATATGCTCATCCTCACGCTTAGAAGCGTCCCTAGAAGCGCTGACTTCATTATATGGGTCTATGACTAGGCCATCGCAGCCATACTTTAGTACAGAGCTTTTAGCGACATCTAAAATGTAATCTATATCTGGAACACTATCTGGCGTTTCAATGAAATAAAATCTTTCATTCAGCCAATCAAGAGCAGCTTGAAGTTCGTCTCTTGACATTCGGTTTGCAAATCCTTCGTCAAAAGATTTCTGCAAGTGCATTTGTACCAATCTTCTTAGGTGCATAGCAGTAGAATGTTCTGGAGAATATACTGCATATCTCCAATTATGTTCACTGCTTAGTTTCAAAAGTATCTGGTCAAGCCATGATGACTTACCATGGTTTGGTATACCAGTAATAACATGGAATGTCCCACGCAAAACTTTATAGATTTTGTCCAGTTCGTCATAACCGATCTCTACTGGCTTTGCATAATTACCATTATATAAATCTATGACTGAGCCATAATATTCATTGGCGCTGTAGAGTCCATCTACTGGATAAGGCTTTGCGCTTTCTATCATGTTCTTTAATCTCATTGGACCATGCTTTACAAGGACCTCATTTGCGTCCTTACAGTCGCTTGGGTATTCAACAAACCAACACATATCCTTACCGAACCTATGCAGCAGCTCGGCATGTAGAGCTTGTCCTGCTTCGTCATTGTCTGTAAATAAAATTACTTTCTTAGCCTTGAGTGGACAATTTTCTAAGGCCGTAAACCTTGCGTCTTTCTCATTGAACTTTGCTTCTTTTGGCGCTCCGTCTGGTAGAGATACAGCATTTTCATACCCTACCTCTAACAGACTAAGAACATCCATTTCTCCTTCCACAAAAATGATAGTGTCTTGGTCATAAGCCAAGTCATAATTATAGAGAGTCCGTTTTGCGTTAGGAGTCTGCTTGAATTTTTTTGATTTACTTCTGTATTTAATATTGACTGTTGCCTTATTCTCATCCTTATATGGAAGTGCTATCCAAACTTCTTGGTCAATATAAATATCTTTTTTTTCTACTGTTTCTTTTGAGATACCTCTGTTGCTAAACCAAGAATATAATGTCTCTGGCTTCTTAGGATTCTCTGGTGTCTTCGGTGCAATAAAAACTTTCTTTGGCCGAGAGACAAAATTATTTGTCTTGCCACGCATAGTAGTCCCAGTGCGTCCACAATGATGACAATTCCAAACAGCGTGGTCCGATTGGATAGTCACACTCAGAGGATTATCTTTTCCATCATGAGGTGGCTGACATGCACTGCATTTCGTTTTGTAGCTACCCTCACTGTAGCTCCTTACTTTTATATTCTCATTGTATAAAATATCTATCATACTCATTTTATTCTCCTATCCTTGAATCCATGACTTGGATTTTTTATTTATAATTTTTGGTTTCTCTACCTCATCATACAATCTCTGGTTCAGCCATGTTGTAGGATGTTTGATAAAGCACTCCTCAGTGTTCTGTTGTTCTATTGCAAACCACTTAGCTTTCTGTACTAGAATTTTTGGGTCTACTCTTTTTGATTCTCTTAGAAATGATTTAGCTGCAGGAAACTTTCCAACCTTCCGTGGATAACTCTTCCAGAACTCATTGAACTCTGGCCCATATATATCTTTAGTTTCTACTTTAGTATTAGAGGAAGTGGGTGTCCTACCTTTTTGGACCTCTGCGTCCATACACAAATAATATCTGTTAGAAGTACCTCTTCTCTTCTCAACAGTTATTAACCCTTTGTCCACAAGTTTTGTGATTATCCGTCTGACTTGTCTGTCGCTGATTCTTGCTTTCTGGCCCAACCATTTTTCACTTGGATAGGCGCTCTGATTTTCGTCTGCATAATTTGAAAGCAGAAATAAGATCGCTACCTCACTTGGCATGTCACAATTCTCTGCGTTCTCAAGACACCAATTTAATCCCTGTATGCTCATGTAGTCTCCAATATAAATTAAGTATACTTTTTTGTCTAGTTCCTATTGCAACTATATCAGAAATGTTTATACTGACAACCCTATACATTGAAAATAAATAGGAGATAAAATGAAAAATAATATTTTTGAAGTACATGGGATTTCAAGACTGAGTCCCAATCAGATAAATAAATTCGTAAGAGACCCTGCTAAATGGCTCGTCAATACTGCAGGATATTATGACCAACAATACTCACCTGCTTTTACCAATGGTAATGCAGTAGAGTCTATATTGAACGCAGCTCTCAATAATTTAAGAATGAAACCAGAGACATGTATTGCTCATGGCCTAGAAATTTTTGATGAGATTGAAAATATGAAACTTCCAGAGGACCAATACTCTATCAGCGCACATAACAAGAACAAGGAAAAATGTTTGAAGTTTATGCCAGAGATTATCAAAAGATATAGAAGCCTTGGTAAGCCTATTGCTATGCAAGAGGAAGTAGAGTTTCAGATAGATGACTTTCCTATCCCAATCATGGGCCGTATTGATTATTTGTTTGAGGACTCTGTCCGAGACTTGAAGACAGCGAGTAGAGAACCTAAAGAGGTTTCCGATTTTTACGGAAGACAGTTGTCTTTCTACTCGTTGGCTACTGGTAAGACACCAATAGTAGATTATGTATATATGACATCTACAAAAGCCGACATCATAAGTTTTGAAGTTCCCAATGTGGACCAACACATTGAGGACATATACCGAATTGTTAGAAAGATGGAGCGTCTGCTCTCTCTATCTGACGATATAACAGAAGTCTGTAGACTATCATGTCTTGAGCCAAACTTGAGTAATGATAACTTTATGAACTTCTGGTCTCCTACTGAAATAGAAGGAGCAAAGAAATTATTTATAAATATATAGGAGTATAAAATGAAGATAAATAATGAATTGATAACTGCGCTAATCAAAGCGCAAACCGAAATTGAGAGCGTGTCTAAGGACGCAAAGAACCCTGCTTTCAATAGTGGCTATGCCACACTTAATGCTGTTCTACTTGCAGTGAAAGAACCATTGAACAAGAATGGTATCTACTTTCACCAAGTAGTATCAGAGCATGATACTGGTGTTGTTGTTGAGACAATTCTTTATGGCCATGGTGGCTCAATCAGTAATGGTAGAGTCTACATTCCTGCGCCAAAGAATAATCCTCACGGCTTCGGTTCAGCACTTAGCTATGCAAGACGCTATAGCTTAATGTTGGCCACTGGTGTTGGAACTACTGACGATGATGATGGTAATGCTGCAGTAGCAGCTAGACTTGAAGAGCATAATCAAGCTAAGAAAGTTCAACCAAAGACAACAGTCAAGGACGCAGAGGAAAGTCCTAAGAAGTTCTAATGGCTAAGAAGCTAACACTGGATGACGCTGTATTTCTCACAATGAGGAACGGACATTACTGGACCTATTGGGATTTACAGCGAGTCATCAAAAATAACACTGGCACTTTCTATGGCGAAAACTCTATTGCTGCTGCGACCAGAAATATGCGCAAGGATTATTGTAGAATAAAATATAACTTGCCTATGGACAAAGAGGTCTTAGTCAGTAGACGAATTGCAGGTGGAAAAGGCTATGAATATAAACTTATAACGGAGTAAATTATGGAAGATAAATCTTTTGATAATGATAACTATGGAGCTATGTTCTCTGACCCAGACGCAAAGATTCTGAGAAAGGGTACATTCCATTTAGATGGTAAAAAATATTATGGCATGGTGTGCGAGAAAAAAAATAATGAAGGCCAGACCCAATATGAAATGTTAGTTTCAATGGGACTGCTACATTACAATGCACCAGAAAACAAGAAGAGTGAAGCCAGTCCAGATATGGGTGGTAAAGTCACAATGCCACTAGTAAGGAACGATGACTATAAAAGATATATGAACGATCTTAAATCTCTTGCAGAGGAGAATGAAAAAGTCAGAGCGATATATGAGGGCCTTACTAAATATGATGTACCTCTAATATATAAACTTGGTATCTGGGCCAAGGAGTCTGCTGCAGGTAGGCCATATTCAAGTCTTGGATTTGAATTGGTAGATGATGTAGCTGAAACCAATGTAGAACCAGAGCAACCTGTAGATGATTTCAAGCCAAAGTTTTAATGGCTAATAAACAATACAGAGATAAGAGACATGTCAGATTCATTCAAAGTCTGGCATGTCTTATAGGCCAAAAGAATGGCCCTAGTCAGTGTTCTGGTCCAACCCAAGCTCACCATCTACTTAAACCTTGGGATGGCGTTAGAGGAGCTTCTATGCGTTCTGGTGACCAGAATTGCATACCTTTGTGTATGAAGTGTCACATGGAGCTGCATACAAAACACGGCACTGAGAAGAATCTTTTTGAAGCTCACGGCCTAGACCCAGACCTTGGAAAAAAATATGCACAAGCTCAATATGAAGGTGCAAAATTTTACATAGACCAAGATGGCGACCTACCCTTCTAATAATTAATAGTTGCAATAATAACTAGTTCTGGTACAATGGATGTGTATGTTAAATAAATATAGGAGAAGATAAATATGAAAACATCGCAAGAAGCACTAGAGCTTTATAAAAAACTAGACTCGTTATGGGAAGACAATGGTGTCACACCTGCTAACAAAATTCGTAAGCAGCCAAGGACCATTGACGGAGAGGTTAATCCTCGTTATGAAAGTTCGCTTGAGAAGGTGGACTTTGGTACAGCTAAGAAGTTCTTTTTTAATGCCATGAGAATGGCCATGGGTAATGAACTCTATAACCGAAGAATCAAAGGTAAGCCTATTGAGGAAGTCGGTGGTAGCTCTAACTCATGGGGTGTCTTTGTTGGTGGTGCTAATCCATTCAACAAAAGAAACTACAATGGCCATTACAGATTGAATACAGATTTCGGTTGGGCCGAAATGATACATGACCTTGGTCATTACATTCATGCTGTAAAGAATCCAGACCTCAGACCTCACTGCGCAGAACATGCTGTCATTGAGCTGAGACTTACTAAGTACTGTATAGAAAAAGGTTATGTAGAAACTTCAAACAGATTGGTCCAAGAAGAGAAAGATTTGCAAGACGCTCTGAAAGACCAAGTCAAAGTTGTCAATCAAGTTGCTGAAAACTACAAGGCTGCTAAAAGTAGATTGGCCAACAATGAAAGACTGCTTAGAAAATATACAAGCGCTGTTAAGTCTGCTGAGAGAAGAATAGCAAGAGACCAGAAAAAGATTGCCAAGTATGAAAGAGATTATTCTTCGGAAAGACTTGCTGCTAAGTATGTTCTCAAAGCTAAGACGCAGAGTTATAAACAGAAGTGTATGTCCTTAGTAGAAGAGATTGAATGGCTGAATATTGAGCGAGACGATTTCTACACTTGGACAACAGTCATTGATGTTCTTGATAATAGAAAAGAATATGACTGGGACAGAGACCGAGAGGACAGAGAGTGGACTTTGGATTCATGGAAGTCAGCTTACGAGTATGCTTGTGAGCTAGTACAAGAGGAGAAGTCATAATGGCTTGGAGACTCAAGGTAAAGAATCAAGCTATCTACGGCCAATATTATGGCCGTAGTAAGCTGAACAAAAAGATCATTCTTTTTATGGACGAGGAGACTGGCCAGATAAAGAAGATTCATTCTAATAAATTACAAATTGTAGCTGAGAAATAAAGTTGCAATAAAAACTATAGGACTTATAATTTAAGCATGGACGGAACTAAACTACAGAGACTTAGAGAGAAACACGGAGTATCACAAACGGATGTGGCCAAGTACTTAGGCTACGAAGTTAAAGGAAAACCCAATCGCTCAATGATTGCAAGGTTTGAGAATGGATACTCTAACATCAATCCAAGGATTCAAATGCTGCTCCAAAACTATTTTCATAATCTTGAGCAGAGAGAGGAGCTTGTAGATTAATTGCTTTGCTACTGTTTTTATAACAGTCTTAGCAGGTCTGTTCGCATGGGAATCTACACTAGCTGTAGATGACATGAAAAAGAGGAGAAGAAAATGAGGGAGATAGCACCATATAAACAATTCAAATATGATGTGAGAAAATCATACGAAATGAATTACTGGATTTGGAAAGATATGGCTGACTACGAAGCGAAGTGTGAGAACAGAAAGTACTACACTGAGGAAGAAGGACAGTCTATATTCCGAAAACAGTATGGGTATCACATGCCTAAACACCAATCCAGATACGCAGAAGTAATTAATTTAAGGTAATTTTAGGTATACCTAGACCCTTGCCTACCTCAACAAAATGCGTTAGGCGAGGTCTCACGAAGCCGAATCTGCAGCTTTTGTAGATATATTAGTAATTACGGCTGAATTTAATATCACCTTTGTAGTCTCGTTGATAGTGTATAGCGCCTACCATAAAGCCTACTGGAAAGCCGTGTGTGCTTCCTGTCCCTAGAACTATAATCTCTTTAATGTCGCCATAGTGTTTTACGCTCTGGTCATTACTCTTTGATTTTAGAAACTTAGAAAACGGAATAAAGAAAACAACATTGTCTGCTACCTCAAAAGACTTTTCTAAGAAGGCGTCAAAAATACTGTATGGTGGATTGGTAATTATCCAATCTACTTTTTTATCATACTCAAAGAAGTCTCTACCCTCAGATATTTCACACCAATCTACATCATCATCTTCTACAGACATTCCCTTTGTTGCAAAATTATATTCTTGCATGGCCCTCAGAAATGCACCATGGCCTTTACATGGCTCTAACATTTTTCCTGTTGGCTTGAAGTAATCTACTATATACTTAGCAGTCGGAAATGGTGTCATAACTACATCTTGCTTTGTAGCTTTACCTGTCCTGTTCTGTTGAGTTGGCTTCATTTATTGGTGCTTCTCCAGACTTGCGTTCAGAAGAGTAAGCAATATTAAGACCTGCAAGAGTACAGAGCCTTCGCTTCTCGTCCATACCCTTCTGCGAGAGCAAGGCTTTGTCCTCAACGATCTCTACATAGCCTTCCTTTATAAGTTCTGTTAATACTTCACTAGGCATACTATCACCAAACATTATGGATAGTATTCCACCTAGTCTCCTCGTCTGAGTTTTACTTAGTGCCATTTAGATATGTGTCCAGTCTTTACCCTCAAATAATAATGCTTCTGCTTCTCTTCGTCTAACCAATCCTTCAAGGACTTGGCCACCTGCTTTGTTCCATCTTTTAATCTGCGCAGGAACTTCGTCATATTGACCTTCGTTTAAGACACGAAGGAGTGTAGAACTCATGAAATTATTTGGCCCAAGATTGTAAACGAAAGCAGTCAAAGAATCATGGTGGCACTGCTTGAGTGGCACTTTGACATATTGGTTTACATAGCCTTCATACTCTTCTAGCTCTACCTCTAATAAATGATTGGCATGGTCTTCACTAATAACATCGCCTTCTTGTACTCCTTTGGTATGGCCATAGCCTATGGTCCATACACCTGCGCTACATTGATACGCTTCTAGCTCTAGGCCCTCAAACTTCTTTATAAGTCCAATGCCTTCTGCTGATATTTTGTTGTTGTTCATTTTAATAATCTCCCCAGACTTTAGTCTTCTTCCCACCGAAATAGGGAACTGCATGGCCCTCTTTGATAAGCAGCTCACAAATATCTTCACCATTTTCTGTATATGGCGTGGCCAAGATTCTTCCATACTTATCTATTCCTGCTGATTTGATGACTAGTTTTTCTGCGCAAAGTTCAGCAAGTCTGGCTGCTGCTGCTTTGCCTAATGCTTTTTCTTTTAAGTCCCTTGTCCTAGACTCTGGTGTGTCTATACCCATAAGTCTGCAGCGTTGCTTGTGTAGCTTTACTGAGAATCCAAGGTCCAAGGTGACATCAATAGTGTCTCCGTCTACTACTCTTTCCAGAATAGCGTTATATACAAATGGCACTACTTCCATAGTTTCTACTACTTATCTTTGGCCTTACCAATGTTCAGCGCTATGGCGTCAAGAACAGAGTAGGCTTTCTTAACCCATCCGTCATCTACTGGCGTAGGTGTTATTGCAGCTATTGCACTAGCACCCATAACTAACCAAGGTAGAATCTCTATGAGTATTCTTATCCATTGAAAAAACTCCAACATAATTCACTCTCCTATATTAGTTGAAGACCTAAGCATAACACTTTAATCTTTTGTCTGCTTGTTTTCTTCGTCTTCGTCATCTTCATATTCTCTATAAAATTCAATGATATGCAGCGTGTCTTTCAAATATCTTTTAAGTTCGGCCATGTTCATACTTAGATTCTCATATTCTTTTGTAGTCAGCGCATAGTATGCTGAGCGTGGTGCTTCACCTGCTTCTATCCTTTGTAGATATTCTTCCATAAGTTCTGGAGTCAGAACTGTCCAATCAACATCTACCAGTTGTACCTCAAGGGGGAGAGGGGGATGATACATTGGCATACGCTCAGCAATAGTCACTACTTCCACTGGCTTTGTTTGACTAGGTATCATAGAACAGCTAGTCATTAGAGCTGCGAAACTAGCCGTCAGTATTATCTTCTTCATTGAATTGGTCTGGGTCTGTTATATCTCTAAACTCTTGCATTAATCTTTTGACTGCTTTATTTACCTTTGATTCTATGAGAGCAGGTTTAGCTAATGCCAGATTGTCTAAATCATGAGAAGCAAAAGTATTTCTAAGCTGATTTACTTCCCTCATAGACTCTTGATTCTGAGAAGCAAGTTTATTGTTTTGATTTTGCAGCGCTTCGGCCTTGGCTTTGTGTTCTTTGATTTGTTCGTTTTGTTGTGCGATAGAATTTTCTAATGCTATGGCATTACCTTTTAATACAGAAATCTCATCTTGTAGTCTGTCAATGTACCATGCTGAACCTGCTACGGATATTACGAGAAGCAAACCCAACACACCTGCGATTTTCATTCCCATGTATACACCTGTAATTTATCTTTCTTGCCCTTGGCTTCTATCTTTCCAAGTGGTAATAGATTAAATGATATGCCGTCTTGTGTTGTTTGTCCAATAACTAAATCAACACCAAGGCCTTTGGTAGCTGACTCATATCTAGCTGCGCAGTTTACTGGGTCGCCAATAGCAGAATACTCAAACCTACTTTCAGAACCCATATTGCCTACTACAGCATAACCTGTTTCTATACCTATACCGATCTGTACTGGGTCTATACCTTCTGCTTCAAGCTCTTGATTCAGTGCTTTGATATTCTTTTGTATCTGCATAGCAGCATTAAGAGCAGCTTCTTCATGATTCTCTAGGCCCAGAGGTGGACCGAATTGTGCGAACATAGCGTCTCCAATAAACTTGTCTACTAATCCGTCTTGCTCTTGGACTGCAGATACTTGAGCTGTCAGTGCTTTGTTCATAATATAACAAGTCTTTTCTGGGCCTACTCTTTCTGATAGAGAAGTAAAGCCACGAAGGTCAGTGAAGAGGAAGGACGCATACTGTTTTTCACCACCAAGTTTTAGCAGAGAGGGATTTTTCTGTAGCCTTGCCACCTGTCTTTTATCTAAGTATTTCTCAAACTGTTTCTTTATTTGTTGGCGTAATTTGTATTGCTGACGGAACTTCAAAAAGAAGCCAGTACTAGCTATAACAAATTGTGATATTAGAGTATAACTAACATCTATAAGTAGACCACTTCTGATTAGCCAGAAGCCACCAGAAGCCGTTAGAGCGAAGGTAAAACTAAGGGATGTTAGCGTACCAACCACACCAAAAGAACTCGTTAGAACGCAAATAAGAGCGCCAGATAATAAGAAAATAAGTATTTCTAGGCCAAAAGAATAGTCTGGTATGTATGGAGAGTCTTCAATTAAGATTGATTCTGCTAGAGCTGCTTGAACCTTATGTGGCTCTTTTAATCCTACTGGCGTTGGTATCTGTATTTGTATTCCTGCAGCGTCCACTCCGACAATGACAAAGCGATCTTTTACCTTATCTAATTCTTTCAATGTTATCTCTGGAGTGTCTACCCATGAAATCCATTTCCTTCCAAGGCTATCTGTCTTGACTGGATTAAGTCCTTGTATAACTATCTCTTGGATTCCGTTTTGGTTTGTTGTAATAATATAGTTTTTGCTACCTGTCACGAGCTTGTATATCTGCGTGGCGAAACTTGGTATCCATCCGTCTGGACTTCTAGCCAATAGTGGTACTCGTCTTACTATAAGGTCTGCTTCTGTAGGAGCGAAAGCTAAACCCTGCAGACTGGACTCTCGGAGTTCCAGATAGTTTTGCTTCACTCCTTCTAACATCATACCACCAATATCTTCTCCTTTAATAATAGTAGAAGTTGTCTTAGGATACTGGCCACTGTTATCTGGAAACATAGCTATGACTGAACCAGTTTCATTTAAGGCTTGAGCAAAGACTTGGTCTCCACCCATCCTATCCTTTTGTGGAAAGCTGATTCCGTAGGCCACACCAGTAGCGCCATACTCTAGTAAAGCATAATGGAGTTGCGCAAATATATCTCTTGGTAATGGCCATCCACCAAAGTCTTCTAAGTCTTGCTCAGAGATATTTAAAATAATAAAATTACCAGACTCGTTTGGCGTCTCAATCAGAGAATCAAAGACTCTCATCTTCATGACTTGTAGTGGAGTCCAGTTAAATATTAATGGTATGGCCAATATTATAAGCAGTACAAATAGTATTCGCTTCATAATATTACTACCATTTATATTAGCTACCTTGTCTTATGGTTATTTGAGTAGAGCTTCCACCATTGATTGTGACAGTTCTGGAGACACCATCTTGAATGAAGATTACTGTATATGAACCTGCGCCATCTATATCTACTCTTGCATTACCTGCAACATTTCTTTGCAAGGTCAGCACTTGACCAGTTAGGAATGTTGTTATTTGCGTGTCTGTATCTTGTCCAAAAGTTGTACCGACTATGGATAGATTGCCTTCTAGCGCAAGAGCGTCTTCATCCTCGGCTACATCCAAAGCGTCAAGGACATCTAATAAATCTTCTAAGAAGTTTACATCTAAATAATTAATATCTAGTTCTGTAAATTCTAAGTCTGCTTCATTGTCTAAAAAATCTTCATCTAAATAATCAATATCTAAATCATTAAAATCTAAGTAGTCTGCAGTCTGGGTAGTTTGTTCTTCTTCTAAACTTAGCTCCTCTCTTGGTGGATTTACTATGAGCATATTGTCAATTATGTCCAGTGTAAGGTCTAAGATTACTGGCGAAGTAGGTATGCTTTCAAAAGTGTTTACAGAAGTAGCTTCAAACGGCTCAGAAAGTATGACACTTCCCATAGCAGTCTGAACTTCTATTTCTCCAATCATAGAATCGTTTGGACCATAAGGTAGATTTATTAAAAGTGATCTTCCGAACTCGTCTACTACAGCCGAGAAACTACTACCTCTAATAAATATGTTTGCGCTTGGAGTTTTGAGTGTGACATTTTGCTTAGACATTCTGTCTACATTCCCACTCAGAAATCTTGTAGTCCCTAATGCAAAGTTAAGAGACATCTTTGCTTTGCTTGGGTCTGGGTCATAGATATATTCATCTATAACTAAATGACTGTCCTCTGTCAGACGGACAATAGATTCATCTAAAAACTCTATAGCCATACGGCCATTTTGAGTTATTGCTTTATCATTGGATTGTATTGCAAAGTCTAGCTCTGCAATATAATCCTTATCTCTGACTATCTGAGCTGAACCTCTTAGCTCAGATATGTCGCCTATATCTAAATCAGCACCCAGTAGAGGTAGAGCCGTCAGACTGTATAATACAAACCGAACCATTATCACCTATTGAGATTAACTTTAAATAGGCATTATTTAAAGTGTCTATCTGCTGAATGTTAAAGGTGCGATCATCGCCTGTCTGGTCCAGATAGAAAAAACCATTAGCAGCACCAGAACCAGTAAAGTTTACAGTGTTATCATCACCATCAAGGTCCATGAAATTGGTTGCTCCATCATAGTTAATATCAAAATCTAGTGTGTTCCCAGAACCTTGGATTATCCAATCTAAATCTAGTGTACCTGCAAGAGCAGTTGTACCTACATCAAGAGTTGCAGCATTAGAGTTTCCAGTAATATCTATATTGTAATTGCCAGAGTCAGCACCAAAAGTATTACTAGGGTCTACTTGGATAGTCATGGAATTACTGTCTCCGTCAGCGTCATACAAGAAAGTAATATTATCTCCAAGTATGTCGCCTAAGAAAGTATTGCTACTACCTATTTGGAACAAGGATAGATTCATGTTTAACCCATCAAGGTCAAACGCTGTCAAGCTACCTGCTGAGGAATTTAATCCACCTATGATATTTCCAGAACCACCAATTTGCTCAATCTTGATTGTGCTACTGTTTCCATTTTGGTCAAGATAAATTTCGTTATCGTCAGCCAAAACAGACATGCTTAATATAAGACTTAAACTAATTAGCTTCTTCATGTTTCCAAAACCCTCGGTCATAACCGATATTAATTATTTGCAGTACTCCCTCTTCTATCGCTTTAGACAGAGCTAAGGTAGCACTCTCATTGGTAGAAGCACCCACTTCTATCTCAACGAGTTCTGTACCCATTTCTATGAATCGGAAAACATCTTCTGATATTCCAGTAGACCAGATAGTTTTAGAGCTACTTACTTCAATCAGTATCTCTCCAGTAGCGACAGAAACAAGACGGAGACTTACAGTCACATTGTCTTGTCTGTACTGACTAGAAGAACCAATACCGAGGTATCTAGCTCCTGCGCCACCAGTCACTAAGTTAGTATCATAACTTACAACAGCGCCTTCAACAAGCAGACCTGCGAACAGCAGTGGTGGAAGCTCCGTGCCTTCACCATTTTCTGCAAACTGATTTCTTGTACTTCGGATGAGCTGTCTTTCACGAGTCAGTGAATCCAGATTTATCCTTTCAATGACTGTAAAGAATGACCCATTACTATGACCTGCATGTTTTAAGGCCCTTATAAGCAGTGTATAAGGCGCTTGTGTTATGGCCGTAGAGAACAAAGCAAAGCTACTATTACTTTTTCTCTGGCCTGTTTGGTCTGTAAAAGATGTCGGATATACAGCGACTACTGGTTTGATGACTGGCACTTTGACACTGGCCAGTGCTTCATTCTGTAAATCTAATATTTGTACCTCTTCTCTCGTATCATGTTCAAACCGATACGGCATTGTAGCTTCATCTATCTCAAGAAGACTGCAGCTAGAAAGTAAGGTCACCAATAGGTATGGTAATTTCCGTGACATTTCCGAACTCGTCTGTAATCGTTAAGGTTATAAATTCACCATCGCTTGTGTAAGTTATGGTGTTGCCGAATAATGTAAATGTCCCACTCTCGCTTGGATTTTCTCCAAACAGATTGTCTACTATCTGTCTGCTTATCTGAGCGAATATGCGTGATTCTAAGTTCCTCTGGAAGCGACTTATTACACTGTTCTCTTCGTCTCTTTTCTTTTGTTCTGCTAAGGCCAGTAAATCTTTGCGCAGTTGCTCTGCTCTTGAATACTCCTGCTGCTCAATCGTAAGATAATGGGCCGAGGTATTTAGAGAACCATTGAATGAAGGCGACTTAAATTTGTGTGTGATTTCGTCTGCTGCTAGTGAGCATGTTAAAAATAAGACAGCAATAATCCCTACTACAATGAGTATTTTATTTCTTCCGAATTGCAGTTCCTTTTCTACCTGCTTTTTTTTCTTCGCCATCTTTTAGTTTTTCTATAGTCAATACCTTTTCTTTTAAGCGTATCATATCTTGGTCCAAAAGTCTTAGAGCGTCTGTCAGTCTAATGATAGTCTTCTTCATATCATCAACAGCAGGGTCTATCTTATTGGTTATTGTTTGCCATACAAAGTAAACAAAATATCCAAGACCTACTACCATTACAGTAGTGAAACCAAACTTATCTATAAGTTCTACTATGTCCACGCTAGTCCCTTCTAGCGTCTATCTTTCCGTCCTCTACAAAGTTCTCAGCTCTCGCTATCCTTTCTAGGTCTGGAGATAAATCTAAAGCAGCAGACACTATTGTGTCTATGCGTATCATTTCATTGTTCATTATTGTCGCTCTGGTTATGAGCATTTTGGTGATACCTTGTATAGTATTTATCTCGCCTACAAGTTCACCCATGAGTTGTCTCATAATTAGAAATATAAAATATCCCATTACAAGACCAGAAGCTATAGGAAGGCCTACAGATTCAATTAATTCAAAGGCGTCCATCTACTATTTGTCTTCACCTTTAAAGCTCTTAGAAGCTCCACTAGTCCCTGCATATAGGCCAAACCATGCTGCTCCTGCTCCGACTACTACAGAGATAAGGCCAGACTGTTCAAAGTTTGGTGCTTCTAAATCCATAAACCACATTACTGTAGAGTACAGAAGTATGATATATACAGTCAAAAACAAGCGAGGGAATATTCTCCAAGAGTCTACAGCTTGTGCAAGGTGTATCCACTTCTGGTGAGGATTGACATTCTTTGTATCCTCTAGTTCTCTTATCTTATCTTTGAGTTCAGATATTTCTTGTATCATGGCCATGAACTTATTGAGGTCCATTTCCACTTCGTTTCGGTCCATGTCGCCACCGAATCTACCACTTCCCATGTTATCCATATTATTCTCCTATTGTGTAATCAGCAAAATTTTTCAAGCCTTGTAATTGTGCTGAGTCATTTTCATGATGATTTCTTAACCATGTTATCAAATCATCTGGTATTGTTAAATCGTCATACTCTTTGAAATCTGTCCTGTCAGCATACTCACCTTCTTCAATAACATTATCTGACTCATCATATTTTTGTCTTGAATGTGGTATGACTTTTGTAGCGCAGTCTAAAGGATAATTAATAGATAGCTCTAAGTTGCAAGACTTACCATCGCTTCTTGACACTGCTATGGTATACATTATCTGACTGATAATCTTTTTGCCTAGATACTCTTTGATACTATGAGTGTTGATTGTATATGTAAATGTATAAGTCATAATTAATTAAGCTGAGTTGTACTTTCAAAACCACCACCTGCAGAACCACTACCACCACCACCAGAATATGTAGGTGTATAAGTACCCTGCGTTGTAAGTGAAAAAGTTATTGCAGTTCCACCTATCTCTACAGTAGCAGTTCTTACTGCTCCTGCTGTAGCAGAAGATGTCATCTTAACTTGGAATGTTTGGTTAGCACTTATAGCAGGGATACTTGAGTTCACAAAAGTTCCACTATTAACACTTACTAATGCTGTTGAATTACCAGTAAGATTAACTGCTTTTGTTCCTGTAAATCCACTCACTGTCACTGCAGCAAAAGTTGTTTCCGTACTAGCAGGTACACTAGCACCTGCGACAGAAGTTGGATTGAAGGACACTGTCTCTGCTCCGAATCTTACAGCTCTAGCTTTCACAAGACATGTTGTTATAGAGTCAGTTGAATCTGCGTTAATGAATAAATTGAGTGCTGTATTAGCTGTATGAAAATATGCGAACTCAAGGTGCATAACTGGCAAGTCAGCACTATGACCAAAGGCGTCTCCTGCGTCATAGTATTGATTACCTTCTTTAATACCTATTGGGAAGTACTTTGTATAGACAGTTGTTGAACCAGACTTTAAGTCAATGTGTATTGAAGCACCTCTTATTCTATCGCTCTGAGCGTCAGTAATATCAAAAGATACTGTACCCATATAGAAACCTGCTCCATCGCCAATAGAGCCAAGGCTTACTTGCGTCATAGTAGAAAAAATATTTACTGTTTGGCCAGAGGTGGCTGTACCCTCAGTAGGTAAAAACAGTTCGTCTAACTTTAGTAAAGATGTATTTATTTGTCCTGCATTTAAAACACCTGCATTAACACTTTGCGAACCAGAAGCAAGTCCAGATACTATAGAAGCCACATTGGTTTGCGTTCCTGTTATTGCACTTGTGACATCGGCTTTGGCCACACTGTTTACATTGTTAGTATCGTTAGATGTACCTTGGCTTGTAATTATTAGAGCGTCTGTAAGGTTGTTATCGTTTTCGTCTAAAAGATTACCAGTACCAGAAGAACCAAGTACAGCTCCAAAGGTTGCGTTTGTTTCTATCCCTGCAAGTTTAGTTCCTGCTCCACTTTGTAAAGAATTAAGATCGCTCAAACCTACATTAGTTTTACTTAGAGTCTGCGTCCCACTACCTGCATTGTTTAGGCCTAAAGTTGTACCAGATAAGCTCAATGTTATCTGATTATTTTTTATATCATTAGGTGCGTTTGTTAAATCAGTTTTTACAGCACCCAGTCCACTGGCCGTGACTTGTCCACCACCTGCGTTAGACAAACTTCCGTCAGCAGCTATAGATATTTGTGCATTTTTCAGAGCGTTCTTGGCTGCAAGACTTCCACCACTTACCTCAAAGTCATCGGAAGTCAAACTTAAATTACTTAGGTCATCTTTGACTTGTGCATGATTAGTGACATTGGATAAGCCTACATCGGACTTAGTAGTGTTTGAGTTTACTATAGTGCTTGGTGCGTTAGTCAAATCAGTCTTTACAGCACCCAATCCAGAAGCAGTCACAGCACCACCACCTGCTCCAGATAAAGCACCTGCAGCACTAATAGATATTTGACTATTCTTCAAAGCGTCTTTAGCTTGTAGAGAACCACTACTGACTTCTAAGTCAGAAGAGTTGATTGTCAAGTTTGACAAGTCATCTTTTACTTGTGCGTGGTTTGTGACATTACCTAGACCTACATCGTCATTATCAAAGGACACTGTCGCAGCGTTTCCGTTTGTCAGAGATAATACACCACTACCACTCTTAGCTAATGTGACTTGGTCATTCTTAATACCATTAGGAGCGTTTGTTAAATCAGTTTTTACAGCGCCAACACCGACAGCAGTGACTTGACCACCACCTGCTCCAGATAATGTTCCGTCTGCAGCAATAGATACTTGTGAATTTCTTAGAGCGTTTTTAGCTTTCAAACTTCCACTATCTACTTCAAAGTCTGCGCTTGTAAGACTGAGGTTGCTCAAGTCATCTTTGACTTGCGCATGGTTTGTCACATTAGATAAACCGACATTTGCATTAGATAATGTTTGTGTCCCACTACCTGCATTGTTAAGGCCAATACTAGTACCACTTAGGTTGATTGTTATTTGGTCATTCTTTATAGGCGTTTTACCTCTTAGCTCTGAGCTTGTTATCTCAAACAAATCACTCTCTACACTAAAATTAGATAGGTCAGATTTTACTTGTGTATGATTAGTCACATTGTTTAGGCCTATATCTTCTTTACCAAATCGGAAACTGGCATTGACTACACTGGTAAAGTTGGAATGAACACCCAAAGTAGAGACAGCTCTAAGTGCAAAGTAATAAGTCACACCTGCAGTAAGTCCGTCAAAGATTGTCTGAAATGCTAACTGATTCTGCGCAGGTCTGGTTGCAGGTATAACTTGATTGAGATATGTGTCATCCGTAGGTGTAAAGTTGGATGTATGCCTATAGATTTTTATATCTTTGAGTTCATTATTATTTGGATTAGTCCAAGATAATAAGATACCACCTACTGGTCCATCGCCATCGCCACTAGCAGTAAAGCTCGTTGGTGGTCCTATTGTAGTTGGGTCTGATATTGTTATATTGACTGCGCTTGTATATGCACTGTTGATACCATTAATATCAAAGTGTCTGACTTTTACATTGTATGTATTACCGATAACTAAGTTTGGAATGATGGCTTTTGATACACCTTTACCTACAGTAATATCTCCAGTGTAGTCTGAATCAGTAGATTGTTTGTAGGCCACCTCAGTTCCTTGCACTCTATCGGACACAAGGTTTGTCCAAGAAGCAACAACATTGACTTTCAATGTTTGACCTTCTGACTGAATGTCAGAAGCAAGAGAAAGACCTGTTGGTGGGTCTAAAGATAAATCACCTATATCACCATCATCTATTGCTACATCTTCTGGGTCTATATAGTCCGTTGCTAAAAAATTATAGACAGAACCATCTATCTCTTTGAGTTGTATGTTGCAGACTAGGATTGAATTTTCTTGGTCTCCTTGTGGTTCAATATTCAAACCCATCACTTCAAATAATTTATTATTGAAACCGAGTCTAGTATTGGTCACATTGACATAGTCATGAGGTTGTAGCTGCATATATCTTATAGGCACTATGGTAGAAATAGTTGTATCTTGTCTTGAGTAAAGAAGATTTTGTTTCACCAATCTTTGTGCATGAGCAACATCGGTAGTAAATGGAAGCTGCATTTCTAATTGGTTTCTATAGTTTGCAGAAGATTCTCCTGTTGGTGTGTCATTAGCTAAGTGTGTAGCACTGGTATAGACTGGACTATCTGTAGCAACATAATCTTGAGAAGCGTCTACATAAACAGCTTTGGCCGTGTTATAGCTTTCTGCTCCATTGGATTTTGTAATAATTCTGAAAGGTGCTAAAACATCGTCATCGCCAATAGTCATATCTGGCGTGACTGTAGCTCCGACAAACATACAGAACTTGCCATTGATAAAAGATATTCTTCCACTACAAGAACTTAGTATTCCAGATAATATATTTGACCCAGTCCCTTGGAAGTCAGTGAATCCATTGGCCACATATTGTGGTTGAGAGAATGTTAGAGTCACACCACTACCAACAGTGACAGCAGTATCTAAAGTTATCTGCGCTTCTGTTAGACTGAGTGGTCTCTTTCCAATAACTTTGACTGTTCCAGATATGCCAGTTCCAGTCACTCTATCACCTACGCCAATCAACAAAGCGTCATCCTTTGCTACTCTAACAAGCACCGAGCTTGTCGCTGCTTGTGTTGTTGCAGCAGTTGTTGGTGATTCGCTTGAGTCACAAGTGTTTGCAGCACTTATAAAACCACCTAGAGCTGCAGTGTCTAAGACCTCACTGCTTTTTGCTTTGAGTCCATATACAGTATCGGTAATATAATCTCTTACTATCAATGCAGGATTGTCTGTCCATGCAGTTGATGAATCTCTTGGGTCAAAACATTTTTTACCTTTGACTATAAAACTTACATTTGGTAAACCACCACCAAACTTCTCTGGGTCAAACACGCACTGCATAAATACATAAGCACAAGATACAAACTTGTCGCTTGTACCAAGATTAGAGTTTGCTACCACTGTAGCATTAGATGTAGTTTGAGAACCATTAACAAATAAAAACCTAACTAATCTACCATTAGCAAAAGCATTATCATTATCTGTATTGGTAAACTTAGAATTTGTTGCCACTTGAAAACCACCAGTAGTTGTAGTGGTTAGGATTTCGTCATTCACAATGACTTGATCTAAAGATTCGCACTCATGTCCTGCGATAACAGCAACAAAACTTAGGCGATTATTGTCAGTACCAGAAGTCTCAATATGCGTAATCGTACCACCCACTCTAGTACGGCCATAGATTATTTGTCTTGGTACTGCAGCACCTCTTGCAGTGACCTTTGCACCAAAGTTTTGACTTACGGAATCTGGTGATTTACTGAGTAGTCCTTGAACAAGTGTACCAACAGCAGATAATGTAGCTACACCAACAGCACTTAGTCCACCTAAGAAACTAATGCTTGTTGTCATCGCAGACCAAAATGATAGACCTGCAAACGCAGGTGTAAGGAAACCTATACCAGTCACTATAAGAACTGTTGCGACAAATACTTTTAAGGCTGTTTCTACTACCTTACCCATTGATTCTCCAACACTTTATGTACTCTACTGGCATGGTTTCATTCAAAACTTTCATACCAGAATCAGAAGGCCCTACTAATTTATAGCCGTCACATACTAAAACCTGTTCAGATTCTTGTTTTACTACAGCAATATCACCCATTTGTCTTGTAATAATAGGAACTTCTGTAAGGCCACCAGAGCGCTTTATTGCTTCATCTATGGCATTGGCAAGGCCTTCACCTTTACCGAGCTTCTGGATGGCTTCTAGGGCCTCAGATTCGCTATTCCAAGTCTTCCAAGTCTTCGGTAAAAGATGTTTGCCTGTCATATATTTGATTGCTGTATTGGTAAATATTACGCAGTCCCATTCACCGAACACAAACTTTCTGTCTTTTGCATAATCAAAAAACTCACGCAGCTTTGGTTTCCAATCAATATACTTTCTCATTTATGCTGAATCTGTCTATTCTCATTACCACCACTTGGCCCAGAACTTCCACCAATACCACCACCACCAGTTGTTCGTCCCCAAAGTATTTCCTTATCTTGCAAAGCAGATACTCTTGCAAAACAAGTATCTCCTGCTGATATAAACTGTTGAGATTCATTTGTGTATCTGAGGTTTGATGGTCTTTCCATATCTATCAATCTGCTCTCTGCATTAAGAGTAATAGTTGAGCCGTCTGGGTCATCATTAATTTGCATGGTCTGCATACGGCCAGAAAAAATAGTCATAGTCCCTGCAGATATATCTGTACCACCAGATAGCTGTCCTAGTAATATTGATACTTGTCTGTTCTGATATTCTTCATTGAGGGCCAGATTCAAGACCTCTGCGTTCATACCTGCTAAAGCAACAGTCACACCACCGACACTCATATCTAAGTTTTCTTCTATACCAGAAACACTTAAGAGATCACCTGCTCCAATATAGGTAGTGTCGCTACCACCTTCTTTTATGACTAGATTATTTTTACCATTCCAGAATCTAAGTGTCTCAGTATCAAACTCTAGCTTTACAGCTAGAAATAATATTTGATTATCTTCTCCAAGAAGGTCTACTAATGCTGCGTCTATCCCACTTCTGTTGGACATTTATATTACCTCTTGACATGAAAAAGATATTCCATAATTGGAAATCTGGTCAGCGCTCCATTCTACTTCTTTTGTGACTAATCTAAATAAACCCTTTGCAGGAGTGTGATACACCCTGTCTGCTGTATTGGTAAAACCACTACGCAGCTTTGGCTCTATCCTTACGCTATATTGATTCAAAGCGCTACTACCATTGTTTGTTTCTACAGCGTCAGAGGTTGCCAAAACATATTGGACTGGCGTGTAAGTTGTTGGTGCATTTGAGGTAGAAGCAGATATACCTAAGTAATCACCTTTGAGTATTGTCCCACTTGCAGAGTTTCCTAGAGCTACCAATGTTAAGCCTTTGATACCTTTGACATTTTGTCTAATCGTACATCCAGAAACATTTGAATCGTCCACCAGACTTTCATAGTCTACTGGGTCTACTATGATTGTTGTATTGTTTGTTTTTGTTGTAATCTTGTGTGTCCCATTATTAGCTGCTTTGGAGCTACCTGTCACCATAATAAAGTCACCCACTAAAGCATTAGCAAACGGAGTACCACTTGCTGCAGTTATAGTGTTTGTAGAACCAGTGAAAGATAGTTGGATGTTTGTTTCATTAACTCTTTGCTGTCCTTTCACTCCACCTTGAGAAGCATTGT